GACAGAGCTAGACGATATGAAAATCCACATTTTCAGTGGACCCGCCGCCTCATAGCATTAGGAGCCATTGGTGCAATTATCATCTGGCCCAAGGTAGTGGCTGTTTTCTATCCTGAAATTGCTGTAACAGTTGGTTGGACACAATTTAACCCCGGCTTTTTATTCATTGAAGGACGAGATATAGTTCAGTGGAAAGAAATGGTGGGCCTTGTAATAACACCACTTGATACCCATTTGGTTTCTGCTATTGTAGGTTTGTATTTTGGTGGATCTCTAGTTAAAAAATAAGGAGACTGAGGATATGTCGGAAGAAAATAAAACCCATTCAGACTCGTGTACAAATCCCAATTGTGGTTGCAATTGTACGACTTGTGAGGATGGTAACTGCCTTTGTGGCTGTCATTTAATTCGAGACATGGAATAGTAAATCCATGAAAGAAATCTGGGGTATGTATTACGATGGAGAATTGTTATTTGGACTTGTGCCAGTCGGAATAATAGTAGTTTTAACACTTTTTATAGTATTTTAGGGAGTAGACAGTATGTATAGTGATAAGTACAAAATTAGACTGCCCGGAGAAGTTTTGGCTGATTTAGAAGAAGCAGCAGCTGCTCCGCAAGCGTGTTCAGTTAAACCACCAAAAAGGTATTTAAAACCATTTACAGGTAAAAAAAGTGAGAAACCAAGTCCTGAAATTGAAGAAATTTTAGCTGCTGTACAAAGCCCTGCTAATTAAGTTTCTTGGCTTTAATCTTTTCATGTAACGTAGGTAAGTCTGGAACCTCTTGTTCCACAGCTTTCGATGGATACTGGATATCCGTAACTGAACCACAATACTCCTCCATTTGAGACATCATGGTTTCTATCAGATTATTGCAGTATTTCATAAGATTAGCAATATCGTGAGTATAGTCAAAATCAGGCATATACTCATCCATGTACTCAATGAAGTCATCGGGGTCAACCCTAGATACTTCAATTGCCGGATTTAATGAACTATTTGCATCAAGCATAAGAGAAAACGTAAGGACTGGTGTATACCGTCCTTCTTTTTTTGTCTTTTTTCCATTCTCAGACATCAACTACCTCACAAACATCCCCCACACAGCTAAATTCTTGAGTGCCTTTTGTATTATCCTCCAGCTCATACTCATTTAATTTAGCAAAATCAATTGTTTCTGGCATGGAACTTATCAAAGTATCATAGGTTTTTTTGTCTATGGCCTCATATGGGGCTTGCGTGTATACCGCATCAGTGTGTGGGAAAAATGACACACCTGACATATGCTCAAAATTACTATACACCCACGCTGCAACATCAAGCCACTGATGTTCTTTAACGGTTACTGTGATACTAGGCTTATGCTCACACCAATGTTTTTGATAGGTCAACCATATATCTAAATGAGACAGGGGGTTGAGATCATCATTTATAATTGATCCTTGTGGAGCAGCAATCGGAAACGAGAAAACAGCAGTATTTTTACTCTCAACATCTCCTACAGCGTCTTCACAGGGTATGCCTGAGTCGGTCAGAAAGCGGGTCAGAGGGTCTTTCTTGTCTCCCCGCACTCTTCGTATATAATACTTGCTGTGACGAGCGTGGATACCACTAGCAGCGTCTACAAGCTGGCTTACAGTGCCAGATGGCTTAACACAAGTAATGGCTGTACTTTGTGGTATACCAAATTTTTCTGCCCACTCCTTATTAGTTTCTACTGCCTTCGCTCGAAGATCGCGCAACAGCGCATCAAGCGGCTCACCAGTCTCATGGGTAAGCGGATTATCCATGATGCCTGTTAGACTAACGCCTAGTAGCCTTTCCTCTTCGGTGGTTCGTTGCCATACCTTCCGAAGATACTTAAAGTCAGTTAAAGTTGCTTGGTACGTGCCTAAAATTGTAGCCAAGCGTACTTTTTTTAATAAACTTAATCTAGTATCATCCTTTTTAACAACAACCTCGGTAAGATTACAAAACTGGTAGGGGCGCAGGATAATTTCACAACAAGGATTTGTGCCAAAGTCATGCTCGGTTTCTCGACGCCCATTTTGAGCTGCTTGTTTTTGAGCAGCAGCACGACTAAACATTCCTCTCTCACCGGAGCGACTTTCATATAGTGCTTGCCATTCTTTCATAAAGATACCCATCTCTGGTCTATCTTTATAAACCGCCGAGTTATTTGCATAGGATCTGTAATTATAGTGTGTCCACCAGTCACCAGACTTTGCAGCTCGTAATAAATCATCACTAAGATTACTAAGAGAAATGAGGGCTGAACGACGAACACCACCTACTACTACTACTTGTGCCGTCTTACACACTAAATCATGGCACTCGATACTACTCAAACGCCGCCCAGCCGCCCTCCTGAACAGGTTAACCGCAAACCTGAACAGATCGTCTAGTGGTTCCGGCCCAGAGGCCCTACCACCAAAAGTTCGTAGTTTTGCACCAGCAGGACGTACCTTACTCATATCCCACGTTGGTACTTGACCAGCATACAACAATGACACCAACTCTTTAAAACCTCTGGCCCAACCAGATTTACTATCAGCTACATGAATTACAGTAGCACTATCCTCAAAGTGTTCTTCAACAATGGGAAGTTTAGTAACATTGTGTCTCTCTACTGAAAATCCAACACCAGTGCCATTCATAAGTATGTAGAGAATTTCATCAAACACACGAGGACTATCAATTGGTACATAACTACAATTATACGCAGCTACGTTACATTTATCAACTGCTCTCCCAGAAGTCATAAGCAATCGCATAGAAGGCATAATATCTAAATTTAAAACAGCCTCGTGTAATTCTTCAATGTTTACAAACCCAACTATGTTCTTAAATCGTGGTGTTGCGTATTCAAAATAGCGACTAACTGTTTCTTTCCAAGTTTCACGGCGATTGTGTTCCTCTACCCAACGAGAGTAGCGAGATGTGTGTATGTATTCTTGATATGGTGTTGGTAGTTGTTGCATTAGCTCCCCCTAAAATCTAGTTGATTATCTTCCATGTATTCTTCCTACGTAATTAAGTAGCCTTCCCGGTTCTTTTTGCACTGCATTTATTTTATCCAGTGGAGGATAATAATTTCCTGATATCGAAATTCTTGTTTTATCACTATTATTTCTTGAAGTTATGTGTGGAAGATAGGTAGGAAAAAGTATTAAATCACCAGCACTCGGTCTTACTTTGTGGAAGTGTCTATACTTATCAATCTGTATTATTCCTACAAAATCTCCACTGTTCTTTGGAAAATTAACCCAATATACAAAGGATAGCCCGGGAGGTCCGGGGTCTTGATGAGTATGAAACATTGTTGATTGGCCCGGGTCTATTAAATGTGTCCACGCCTCATCGCCCATTATCAAATATCTATTTACAGAGTTAACTACCTCTTCTATTTTTTCTAGCAAACAGGTAACGGCTGGTGTTTTTGGTAAAAAGTAGTCTTCGACACTAGAAGATTTTGAATTAAAATTTATTTTATTGTCGCGTTCTTTTAAAACATCCTCTTCAATTTGTTCATTATCAACCTCATTTAAGAGGCTGTGTCGGGACATTCCAACTAAAACAATGGGTGAGAACTGTCCTTCAATATGGCTCATCACACATCACTTAAATCGGGTTCTTCATATTGATCGGACTTCATTATTTTACCATCGTCACGATACACAGGTTTTCCATCTTTCCCTAGTTTTGACATATTTGAATTGTGTACTCGATTAAATATGACTTCCATATTCCAGCCGAAATCTACAAACAAACCAGTTACCACATACAACAAATCAGCTGCTTCTTTCTTTGCTTGTTGCTCGTCGCCTTTACGCAAAGCTATACACAACTCAATAAATTCTTCCTCTATTAATGTTTCTCGAAGCTGTAACATATCAGCAACATCAACATTAAATGTCCAATCAGAAAAATTCATATTAGTTGGACGACTAAAAGCCTCTTGAAATTTAGCTACAGCTTGTTGCATAGTGCGGTAGCGAGCAATCATGGTGCGTGTTTCTCTAGCTCAATGGCGGCATTATGTTGAGTGCGCTTCTCAATAAGTTTTCTTAAAAACCACTCGGCCTTTTTCAAATCCTCTAGGGGATTTTTTTTATACTCGTAACGGCTAATGTATTTTATGATACTTCCTTCAAGATATCCCAGAAATCTCTCAACAGACATTTGATTTTCCATGATTTCAATGGTTTCCATTGTGCCATTTTGATAGTGCGGAGGGCTATTTACAGAATCAGCAGTAAATTTAACACCAGCCTTTTCATCCATGAGTTTTTCGTAATTTGTTCGAGTATCTATGGGTTTTCCAGCGTTTTCTTTTTCCCACTGTTCAATTTGTTTTCTACCAATCTCACCTTTCCAAGTACCATCAATAACTTTAGGCATCATCTTCTTCCTCTTCTTTTATCAGCCAAGTCTCATCAATAACCTGATTACTATATAAAAAGCCATGCCGAGCGCACCACTGGGCATAGGTTGTTTTGGCATTCTTAGTTAATTTATTATCACAGTTAGCAAAAACAAAACGAACATCTATACTAGGATGTTGTTGTCTAAATGTCAAATGTTTTGTTCGATCTTCCGGCGTAAAGAACCCCTTTGTTTCCACATAAAATTTATATTCGGGCAGATAAAAATCTGGTGTATACGATGTGGCTTTTGGTACATACGGATAGGTGTCTGGTTCATAGTCAAAGGGGACACCACGTCTAATTAAGTCCGAAGCAAAGTCTACTTCAAAATTACTGCGGTACTTTGTACCTGCCACTCGACGAGCCATTCTAGTTCTGCGTGGCATAAGGCGTCCTCGGTGATCGTAAATTCGGTGAAATGTGTTTTGGTTGGTGAACCTTCAAAAGATTAGTTACAGAATATATAATAAAATCTAGTATCTTAGGTGCTGTCATTCTCATGGGGCCATTTTCTTCTTCCTGTAAAAATCTATTTTCTAAAAAAACAGTTCCCCCGAGGTTCAGAACATTGCTAATACGGTCTATATCTTTTGACACTAATTCAATGTAATGCCTGTAATCAACATCAGACCAATAAGCTTTTCGGTCATATGATGCAGCCGACTTCATTGTTAAAGGTAGAGCATAGGTACATTCCCTTAAAAATTGATCTCCACCCTCCTTTTTTTCATTCTCTTTGTAAATAAAAAAACATTTCTCATTATTGAGAACATCTCTTTCGGTAAACTTATCTACAGCTATTAAAGGCATTAGGTACTTATTTCTTGTAGTTTAGAATACCATACCATAGGGGGATTTTTAGCATCTGAAGCTACTTTGTGATGTAGTTGGGCTTTGGGCCAACAATGAGATTTAAACCTACAGAAACTACAGGTAGTGTTCAGAAGACGATTACCAGTTGGTGTACCTTTATATTTTTCTGGAATATCCTCAAGCTTTTGTAGAGGAACAGTTGTATCTTGTAAAATACGAATATTATAGGCTGCGGTGTTAAGTGCAGCTTCGCGTTCTTCATCTTGAATACTGGGCGCAGAACAAATCTGTATTTCACCTGAAGACTTGTTGATAACAATCCAACCACCAAAGGGTTTGTTTTCCGCAGCCGCATATAAGTATCCTTGTACTACATAGCCAAAGGGGTCATTGGCTTTAACACGACCATAACTAGTGAACTTACTTGTAAAAGCATAGGGACTTGATGTTTTGATATCCCACACGGCCCCGTCAATAATTATATCCAGTGTACCCTGCAATGCAATGCCTTCTAATTCAAGGCTAACAGGTTTTTGGTAAGCTTGTGTATTAACACCAGCCTCTTTTAACTCAACATAAATAAGTGCCTCGAGTAGATCACCAAATAAAAATCGATTGACTGAGTTGTATTCAAGTTCTGTTTTGGTCTCAACTCCATCACGCTCTAGTTGCTGCTGGCAAACGGGCTTACCCAAACCAGACATACGCATAGACCATTTACGTGGAGACTTAGTAAACTGTTTGCCTAAAGATCTGGCACACTCTCGTTCAAAAAAGGTAATAGAATCGAAGGAGACATCTGCCTCCCCCGAAACTACCTTTTGTAAATAAAGTTGCAAGTATTCCTTGATGAGATTATTCATTCAAGGCTTCTACAACCTCCACATCTTCAAAGTCTTGGCGAGCTTCACGATACTTGTCTTCAATCTGTGAATTGTGAGTGTTAACAAGATTCATAAAACTTTCGAGAGTCGGGACATCTTCCTTTGGATCAAATTCAACGTAGTCTTTTACGTCTATTTTGGCCTTATAAAAAATATTCCCACCATACTTCTGTCTAAGGGTACTAAGTGCAGCACGAGTATTAAACAAAAGTTTGCCCTGTTTCTCTAGGGTTTTAATCCAATCACTAACAGGCATAAAGTTGCTGCCTCTAGCGTACCATACATGGGGAACTGCCACACCATCATCACTAGCTGCAACGGTTCCATATAAAACCTGAGAACACTTAATTCCTGCTTGAAGAGTTCTTGCAGGATCGTCAGCAGCAAGCTGGTCAAGTTCCTTTCGTTCTATCTTGCCACATTTCAAACCGCCCGTTGTATCAAAGAAACTATCGCCAAATGATGCAGCTTGTATGGTCATTGACGAATAATTTTGTTCGCTCTGATCCCACACACTGTACATATATCGACGAAGAAATGGGCGAAAAACAACTGTTTTTGAATACACAGTATCCCCACTCTCATCTTTGATACGCCACTGTCCACGAGGAAGGGTTTTTCCCTCGTCGTCTTCAGTGTTATGTTCAATGGCAAGGCGAGGTAAAAAGGCTCCACCACCCTCACCAGTCTTAGAAGATGACAAATCTTTTTGACCCAATGCAGCCATCAACGCATCGGTATCTATGTCTTTGGCCGTAACCAGATCGGTTATACTCGGCGCTACTGCTAATTCTGCCATGCCAGTTATATCTCCTTTACAGTGACAGTCTCAAGATTCGACCAATCGTTACCGATTTTTAATTCAATTCCAATTGGCACATTATACTCCAAACCATATCGGGATTTACATTCCTTTCTGATACCCAACATAGCTTCTGTTAATAGGTCTGTAGCTATACCCTCTTCATCAGGGTGTACATCCATGACTATACTATCATGTACAGTATTACAAATCAAGCTCTTTATTTCCTTTTCTTTAATCTTTTTATGTAGTGACACTAATGCAACAGGTAGCAAATCTGCGGTTGCAAAGCCTTGAACCGGATAGTTTTTTATTTGTGTACCATTGGAAAAACCACCGCTAGGAAAGCGCCGAACATTTGGAAACATATATTCTCTGCCGGAGGGTAGAGTTATTTTTTTGCGTACCAAAGCCTCGTTACCCAGTTTTTCATGCCAACTAGCAATTCCGCTATACTTTTCGAGAAAGGCTTCGTAGTAGCGTCTTTCACTAGGCGTTCCTGTGCGTCCACCATACAGCGGCTTAAATGTGTGTGCCTTAGCCTCCTGCCTACTTACACCAATGATTTCGGCTGTGTACGCATGAACATCAATCTTATCTTTAATATCCTGTAGCGCCTGTTGATCTTGTGAAAGAAACCCCGCTACGCGAAACTCGAGCTGGCTGTAGTCGCCCTCAAGTATTTTTCCGCCCTCAAAGCGACTAACAATAGCCTCTCTAACTGGAAATGTTGCACTTCTGGGCATATTTTGAAAGTTGGGATTGCGTGAGGATAGCCGTCCGGTAGCTGTGACACACTGCATGAACTGAGGATGAATGTATCCATCTCGTCCAGTGTTATTCTTGATGTTTTCAATGAAGGTATTAAGATACGTCGATAATGCATTGAAACGTATGTATTTTTCTAAAAATTCATGGTGTCTAGGCATACTTCGCACCTGCAACATCTTTTCTCGAATGGTGGTCACATCTGTCTTAAATCCATGTACTGATAGATCTTTTTCATTTAGTGGTGTTAATCCTAGTCCTGCTCTTTCTTTAAGATTTTTATAGATACTTCCACTACCGAAACAAACCTTGCACCTACGAGGCATACCATATGTACCGTCTTTTCGTATAAATTCAACGCTTCCTCTGCCTTTGCAGGTATTACAAACCTGTCGAGCTGTTTTTAAAAAGGCTCCAACTTTATGTCTGTACTTACTCTTAAATGATTTCGGAGAAGACACCCGGATGAATTTCTTTTTTCGTTTACCATCCTTGAGTTCAGTACCCAAATCAAAAAATGTTTTCCAGTCTTTTTTATCTCTGACAACCAACGAATAAAATAGCTTAGACCTATCTTCAGCAGAGGCCAGATTGATTGGTGTATCACCGCAAAGCTCTACAACTAGGTTTTGTAGCTCTTCTTCTAACTGGCTATACTCATTTCTAAAGTCAGTTTCGATCCGCTGTAATTTTTCAACATCTACTTTGATACCTGCGTTTTCGATGTCGCATAGAACTCGACACACATCCATGTGTAACTTAATAGTTGGTTTCATTTTTTGCCCATTTTTCCAGTTCAATATCTAGCATTTCCGCCTGTACATAAGCCAACTCATACGTTGACTTAACATCCTGCTCTCCATACTCAACTAATTTATCCCACGGTATTTCGTCAACCCCTTTACCTGCCTTGATAAACTCATCAAAAATATGAGACTTTTTCTCAGATACACTACGTCTTTTACAAGACGCATCTAAAGATATATCTCTATGCAATCCCCTTGCCAACAGATATTCTACCCCCATTGTATCCCAGAGTTCTCCGGTATATTGAAACCCACAGGCCAATAACCACTGTAGATCATACTTTATGTTATGCCCAACTAACAATCTTGTTCTAAACAAAACATTTTGTAAGATGCCTGCATTATTGCGCGTTGGGTCTTGATCTGCATGATAAAAGCATAAATACCCTTGTTCATTGGTGTTCGTTAAATACCCACAAGAAACCAGCATATTTTCTCCGCCATAGGGCATATTATCGCCATTGGCAAAAGTATTTTCAATGTCAAGACAGGTAATCATGTGTAATATCTTCCTGTTGAAATGTTGAGAAAAGCATGAGAAGTCCCATGCCAACCATTCAATTTATTTTTGCTTACGGTCAGGAAACGAGTATTGTCATCTATTCCTAGCCCTTTGCCTATGCCGATAATTATGTCGGCTTCTCCGGCCTTGCCAGTACGACTATTATCCAACATTGAATACTCGATAACTTCTCGTTGGTGTGCTTCATAGTTAGCTTGTGACACTGCCCACACCAAACAATTATTTCGTTTGCCCAACTCACGACCACTAACATATATTTCTTTTAGCCGCTCGTCGCCTCGAGTAAACGTACCATCTATTTTAACCTTGTCCATTTGATCTATGAACACCACATCCGGCTTGTTAAGTGCCGTAAAATCTACGATCTCACTCATACTTGTCCCAACCGAATCAATAACAATTAAATTTTTATCTAGTCTTTTCTTATATTCTTCAATAAAATTTTGTCTTTCATTGAGTAAAACATATTTATCGATGTTGAAGAACGCAGTAACTATGCGTAATTTTACTTTCTTTGCTAATTCCTCGTTGGCCCAGTAGTGAACCTTGTGACCACTAGCTATATAATGTGCAGCCAGATGAGAACAGAAACTAGTCTTACCAACCTCGGGTCTGGCAAAGATAATACCAAAGTCTCCCCGGTTCATACCCTGTACGTGTTCCTCTAAGGTATTGAGGCCAAAAGTAAAATCAGGATCTTGAACAGTAGCTTGTATAAGTTCTTCAAAATTATCGTGAATGATTGTGAAGGTGTCGTGTGCATCAAGGCTGCTGGAAGCCACACGATCCATCATTTTCGCAATATCTGAAAAAGCAAGCTCATTGTTGCCAGTCCAAAATTCAACTGCCTTTTCTCCAATTTGTCTTGCCATGTCCCTCTGCCAAAACTTTTTAGCCCAGTCATAAGCAAGGTCTTGATCTACCTGCTCAAGCAACATAAGACTATCTACTAGGTCATTGGTCTGTTCTGCTTTGCTATCCGGTGTAGCCGGAAATAACATCTTATGAGCAGCGATTAAAGATGTTCTATCCAATCGCTCGATGCCTTCATACTTGAGATGTGCTTCTCGTATAGTATGGGCCAGTGGCCTCCAGTCCTTCGGAAACATGGCTGGTGTTATAAAGTTTTTTGTCCTGTCCCACGAAGCCTTGTCCAGCATAGTGGCCAGAACATTTAATTCAATGTTTTGCATTACTTCCAGCCTTCTTCATTCTACTTTCAGAAGGAGTTAGCTTCTTGCGATGATTTAATGGTGGTTTACAAAATCTTCGCCTAGTTTTTTTTATGGGCGCGTAGACTTGTGAACCAAATGCTGCTCGTTTAGCCATGTTGGTCTATAAACTCCTCGAGTTGATTGGCGTCCATATTCTTGAGATCTCTTTCAGGAAAAAGAACACCAACGTATTTCATTTGATGTTTGAGTGTATCACATATCTGCATACTTTTCAAGGCTGCATCTTTGTCCAAACAAATCAACACCTTGTCATATGATTCTTGAAGTAAATAATTATAAAGAATTTCGGATAAAACTGTACCACACATGGAAATACCAACAACATCATCAAGTTTTGATACCACACAGGCAGACGGAATATCCTCTACAAGTACAGCAATCTTACCCCAACCAATTTTATAATCAGCAGAAGTTTTAGCATACTTATACCATTTAGGTTTTCCATCGGCTTTCATGGTTCGACCAACAGCATTAACAATACGGCCACCTCTTAGATCATTGACAAGAAAAACCACACGATCTTGCTGAGAATCATAGAGCACATCAATGTGATCTTGATCATATAGGTCAAGACACTGAACTTTCTTCAGATATTCAATGGCCTTTCCACTAATTGGCAATCGCTCAAACCTGTCTGCTAAAAACTCTTCTTGAGCAACCTCTACAATATCAGTTGGTTTTTTAAACAGACCATTATTTATCTGGTGTTTTTGTAAACCAATTCTCTTTGAGCCTTTAGTTTCACAACTTGCATCAAAGCAGTTGTAAATTACTACCATAGAAGCTGGTAGATACATAGCTGAAAAAGTATTATTACTCCCACAATCAGGACAGTCTGTACGAACACGACCTACCTCCGCTGCTTCATCTAATAGTTCATTTATCGCTGTGTTCATCATCATCTCCGATTAAGTACTCTTGTATTTCTTCTTTTTCAAGGGTATCTTGTAATTCTTGTTTTTTCATCCGAACTATACGTTGATGATATTTATGGTCTTCAAGTTCCTTTGCATAGAAATTCCTATTGCGAAGTTTCTTACGCTCTTTGGTTTTACGTTGGTGTTTCATAGTTCCCTACTAGGTGTACCATAGTATATAGTTTTCCCCTTCCGGGGTATATTAAGTCTATCATAGAAATAAAATTAGGTCAAGCAAAAAAATCCCTTGCAAACTATTTCTACCTGTGGTAATATAGGAATGGTTCGTCGTAATAGAAGGGTGGTAACAAAAATGGGGTTATCAAGTTGAAGCAAGAACGAGGGTGGCGCTTGCCTTTTCTTAAAAAGGCTACGGCCCAAAAGATCTATGAAGCTCGATGGGTGTGGTATCATACGATACTGGCTCTCGAGCTTTTTGTTTTAATTGTGATACAGTCAATAGCTTTATGGAAATAATAGCTAAATCGTATCTTGAAGAATTTTCAATTCTCCATGAAGAAAAGTTAAAGGACATTTTATTTGGAACTTTTGTCACCGCCTATGCAGAACTGGGCCTCGAGGAAGATGAGTGTATTGACCGAGCGATGGTGCAGATCAAGAGGCTTGACACAAAAATTGAAAGCTGGCATATAGAATTGCTTGAGCTAACTGGAGTAAAAAAGAATGGCTAGAAAGAAGAAAGAACCCGCTTATCACCCCGAAAGAGATTGGCACGTTTCGTTTTTGTCTTCGGTATTGGGTGAATTTGACAGCAAAACTGATGATGGCACACTATACTGGCAAGATCATGGTGTAGACTATGAAAATGGTCGTGTTATACTTTGGCCTAGCAATAGCGATGCTTGGCAAAAGGCGTATATGATTTACGGCTATTGTATGCACAATAAAATAGAATGTTCATTTAGTGATGGCTATTAGAACATGATCCATGTACCCATAACACCGTCCATGAAAGGTAAAGCTACTCGTAGCGCAAATCGTATGGGACGTATTCGTAATAGTATCATGCGTGGTAAGGGTAATGTCTATGGCTTTTTGGGTGAACAAATAGCCGCGCTGGTTCTGGGAGGAGAGCTGGTTAACAGGGGCAAGAAATATGATGTAAACTACGATCTTGTTCTTGACGATGGAACAACTGTTGAAGTAAAAACTAAAAAGACCACAGTGGAGCCAAAAGACTACTATGAGTGCAGCGTTGCAGCATACAACACCGAGCAAAAGTGTGACTACTATGCTTTCGTAAGAGTGTTAGATAATAAAGAAGGTGGCTGGTTTCTTGGTGTTATGCCGAAGAAGAAATATTTTAAGAATGCTCGTTTCTTGAAAAAAGGCACAACCGATGGTGATAACGGTTTTCTTGTAAGGGCCGACTGTTATAATCTGCCTATTTCTAAGTTGCAAAAGAGAGTTGGTAAAAGTAAATGAACATATTTATCGTAGACAAACATCCCAGTGCAGCAGCAAAAATGTTGTGTGATAAACACATAGTCAAGATGCCGCTAGAAACTGCACAAATGCTTTGTTCTGTCTGGCACAGATATGGGTTTGGTGGCAAAGTTAAATATAAAGAAGCATACAAAAATCATCCATGTACGTTGTGGGCCGGAGATAGTGAAGATAATTACGGCTGGTTATTGCAGCATGGCATGGAGCTTGGTGAAGAGTACACTCGTCGATACAACAAAACCCACGCATCACACACAGTTATAAAAGAACTATCATATACACCCTTTTCCTTTGGCGTAAAGGATCATACACCCCATCCTCAGTGTATGCCTGATGAATACAAAGTAGAAGGGGATGCTGTGAGTGCGTACAGAAACTACTACATTGGTGGTAAGTCTAAGATTGCAAAGTGGAACAAGAGCAGAAAAGAGCCGGAGTGGTTTGCTAAATGAAGGAAGCAGTTATTAAGGGTTTAATTATCTTAGTACCCTCATGGGTGGTAGCTTATCTAACCGAGAAGATGGTCTACGTTCTACCCGTTGTAGTAGTAACAGGTATTTTGTCTATGGCTGTAATACCCGAGGGAAAAAAACGTCTTGATGATGATGCTGCTGATGGGAATGCCGAATGATTGTTAGACATCGACCAAAGACAAGGCTTAATGTCTTAGTGGCAAGTGACAAGCCGGATGTTCCGGTGGCTCCAGTAGATACATCAGCGGGTTTATTGGCTGGATTTGATATTCCGAAAACCATAGGCTCACTGGCAGAATTTCGTGAAGTAAACACGCGGTTCAGAAAGCACGTATTGAATTATGTTAAAGAATAACATCATAGATGCTTTGAAGCAGGTCCACGATCCAGAGCTTCCTGTAAATATATATGATCTGGGCTTGATATACAGCATTGAGCTGAAACCGGGAAAGCACGTTGACATTACCATGACCCTAACAAACATGGGATGTCCGGTTGCAGGGTACTTGGTTCAGTCGGTAGAGGTAGCTGCAAAAAGTGTTGAGGGAATTGAAACTGCATACGTTGATCTGGTGTTCGATCCTCCGTGGGATCAGAATATGCTTTCGGAAGCAGCTAAGTTGGATCTGGGAATTTTGT